ATGACTGATATACTGACCGCTTTTTCTATAATAATAGCTTGTATAACTATACTTATAATAGGCAATTGGGTAAGAGAACTTATTATAAATAATAAGCAGGCTAAAGTAAAAGCCAATCTTAAAATTGGAGAATTAGAGTTTGGAAATGATAAAATTATCTCAGAAAAACCTATAGAAAAACAAAATAATTTAGTTTCTAATGCTTTTAAATCTCCAAAAGAGCTTGATGTATTAGGAGCTAAAAATAACAGTGAAATATTAGCTTATTATCACGGAGATAATGAAAATGGAAATAGGTTTCAATATGACAATAATATTACTTCTTTGACAGTCTATAAAGAATACAGCAATATTATAAGTCAAAGTACATTGAAAGTTCAGAGTAAAATAATTAGTTATATAGCCAGAAATCATATACTTAATAAAGATAAATCTGAGTTTGAAGAGTATGTAAAAGAAAAAAGAATAGAAATTATAAATATATATAATACAGCTTTATCCAAAAGCGACATTGAAAGTATAAGAAGATTAGGATTAGAAAATATTTGCAATTTTTATTATATGATTATTTTAGATAATCTAAAAGAGATTTATAAATCAATATATAATAATCATAAAGTACAATATGATAAACGTAATAATTTTCTGAGAAATCTTAAAAATCTTCCTGCCAAAGATAGGTTAAAAAGCTATGATGTTTTTATCAATAATAATTTTACGGAAACAACAATAAAAGATAGTGAAATAGTTTTGGAAAGTTTAGAATATTTACAAAAATTTTTACTAGGAATATTTCACGACAGTATAAAATATAATGGAATTAGACAAAAATAAAAAACTTGAATGCCTGCTGAAGCAATTCAGCAGGAGGTTATAATGAAAGTTTTTTATTTTAGCAATAATAAAATATTTCACGACAGTATAAAATATAATGGAGTTAGATAAATGAGTTTTATAGACAAGCATAATGCAAATAAGAAATTATTAATTTATACAAGTATAGTCAGTTTTATTTTAGGCTGTATTTGGGTATTTGTTAATTTAATTTGGAGAGGCAGGACAGTAACTAAAGAAGAGGCAATAGCAGTTGTAATAATTCTTCTTGGGCTTAATGCTGTTAGTTTTGGAAGCGACTTGAGAGGATTTTTAAAAATATTAAAAGGAGGAAATGAAAAAGAAAAAAGATTAGAAGAAGTAAATACAATAAAAGATAATAAATAAAATGACAATAATAATCAGTATAATAATTAATTTTTTAAAGACAAAACTATTAAGTTTTTTGAAATCAAAATATTTTATATATTTTTTGATTGCAGGTATTTTACTTGGATATATAAGTTTTTTGAATTGTACAATAAAAATAAAAGACAACAAAATCAAATCTTTAGAAAAAGAAATATATACAACAAAATTAAATATTTCAAATATTATACTAGAGAAAGAAATGATTTTTGATAATGAAAGAAAAATAATGCTTGAAAGTTTCAGCAATAGTAATGAAGCTATAGAAAATATAAAAGAAAGTTATCTTAAAAGCGATGAAATAAAGGCATTAAATACTATTATAAATGATTATTATAAAAATATAAAAAATTAAGGAATATATGAAAATAAAATATTTAATTTTAATACTTATATTTTTAGTAAGCTGTACTGCTAAATATATAACCATACCATTATCACAGACGCCTAGTTTTTATGAGCCTAATAATAATATAAATACAAGTAAAGAACTTATTAAAGAATATCAAAAAAGTATTATAAAAATATCAGAATGGCAAATTTGGTATAATGTACAAACAGGAAGTAATTACTATAAAATAAGAGGCAGTAATAATGGCACCTAAAAGCAACATAGATAAACTTGATAAAAAAACAAAAGAAGAAATTATAGAACTTTTGCAAGACAGTACGGTAAGATATATTGATATTGCTAATATTATCAATGAGAAATTGGGAAAAAAAGCAGTGTCAAAATCTGGTATATCAAGATATAAGAAAAAGATTTGATAATTTATTGGATAAGAAAAAAGAAATAGAGGCAATAGCTTCAGCTTGGAAAGATAAAACAGGCGATGAATTAGGCAATATTTTAGGCAAGCAGACTATGGAAGAAATAAGAATGCTTATCTATGATTTTGTAGGTTCATTGCAGGAAATACAAAACAGCGAGGTAGCAAATATGGATATAAAAGAAATAGAGAAAATGTCTAACTCTATAGAAAAGGCAACAAAAGGAATAATCAATCTTGAAAATGCTATATCGAAAAATAATCAGCATACAGAAGAGATAAAAAATAAAGCCCTTTAAGAGGCACAAATTAAAGCCATTAATAATGCTAATTCTGCAGGAATATCTCAGGAAACAGTTAATACAATATTCAGAGATGTATTTAATATTAATAATTAAAAATGAATAACAAATTAAAAAATAAAAAGATACTTTTACCCTATCAGGAAAAATGGCTTATTAATCAGGATAAAGTAAAAGTTTGGGAGAAATCAAGAAGAATAGGAGCTTCTTATGTTGAAGCTTTAAATTGTGTATTAAAAGCATCATTATCAAAAAAAGAAAATGGTATGAGCTGTTATTATATATCTTATGCAAAAGATATGACACAGCAATTTATTAAAGATGCTGCTTTTTGGGCTAAATTACTTAATATAGCATGTGAAGATTTTGGAGAAACAGTTATAAAAGATGAAAACAAAGATATAACAATTTATAAAATAAGATTTGAATCAGGTTTTGAGATATGGGGGCTTCCTTCTGTACCTCGTTCTATAAGAAGTAAACAAGGTCATATAGTTATTGATGAAGCAGCATTCTGCGATGATTTAAAAGAATTATTAAAAGCAGCATTAGCTATGCTTATGTGGGGAGGAAGCGTTTTAATACTTTCTACTCATAACGGAGAAGATAATCAATTTAATTTGCTTGTAAAAGATATTGAATCTGGAAGGAAAGATTATTATTTACAAACAACTGATATTGATGAGGCATTAAAAGACGGTCTTTATAAAAAAATATGTGAAATATCTAAAGAAGAATACAGTAAAAGTAAAGAACAAGAATGGCTAAAATCTATAATTAAAGATTATGGAGAGGCTTATGAAGAAGAACTTTACTGCATACCTTCAAAAAATGGAGATAAATATTTTAATAGAGCATTATTAGAAACTGTAGCTGATGAAAAAATAGAAGTGTTTAGATTCTATGAAAAAGATGATTTTACTTTCAAAACAGAAAATGAAAGATATGCAAAAATGTTGGAATATTTCAATATTGTTAAGCATTTATTTACAAATATAAAAGATGAAGTAGTTTTAGGAGAAGATTTTGCAAGGAGCGGAGATTTAACAGTTTTATGGTTTGAAAAAATAAAACTTAGTAAAAATAAAATAAAAACTCTATGTGTTATAGAATTAAGAAATATTCCATTCAGTAATCAGGAACAATTTATTTTACTATGCATAAATGAACTTGGAAGAAAGTTTTTAGGAGCTGCTTTCGATGCTAGAGGCAATGGACAAATGATAGCGGAGAATCTTTCATTAGCATATAGAGGTTTAATTTTAGAAGTAATGATAACTAGAAAATGGTATGCAGAAAATATGCCTAAGCTAAAAAGTGCAGTTGAAGATAAAACTACAAATATTCCAAAAGATAATTTTATTATAGATGATTTTTTGCAGGCTGAAGTTTGGCAAGGAATACCTCTTATAAGAGAAAGGACAGGCATAAGAGGAAATAAAAGACATGGCGACAGCTTAATAGCTAAAGTTATGGCAATATATGCTATTAATGAATTAGAGTTAAATATATACCAAAAGATAACTTATGAACCTGTAAAAACTCAAAATTGTTGGAGAACATAAAAGGAGGTGAGCCGAGCCTTCACGGTAAAGAGTGAAACGAATTACCGTGCTATTATTTAGGCGACCAATGTAGGCACCCTTGCGGGTGGGCGAACATTGCCTTCGGCACGCAGGAGCGGCAACAATGAGTAATATAACAGCTGGCGTTTTAATAAAATTAAAAGATCAATTCTCTTCTGGTATTGATAAGGCTTCCAATAAAGTTAATTCTTTTCAGAGTAAAATGCAGGGAGCTTTTTCAAAAATAGATGGGATATTAAACTCTACAGCAAGTAATTTAGCTACTTTAGGAGTTTCTATAGGCGTAGGTGCTACAATTAATAAAATGATAGCATTTGAAGATAGGATAAATAAAATCGGAACTATAGCAAGAAGAAATGCTAAAGATGTAGAAACAGCAGAAAAACAATTAAATGGTTTAAGCGAAGCTATATATAAAGCAGCTATGCAGCCAGATATTAAAGTAGATGCAAATGAAATTATTGATGCTATGGACATTATAATGACTAAAACAGGCAATATGGATTTTGCTAAAGAAAATATAGAAAATATTGGAAGAGCTATGAGAGCATTTGGGGCTTCTGGTTCTGATATAGGCTCAATGATGTCTGAGTTTTCTAAATTGAATTATTCTGCTGAAGAAACTGCAAAACTAATGGATGAGCTTTATTATCAAGGAAATCAGGGTGCTTTTACGGCTTCAGAGTTTGCTAAATTTGGACCAGCTATAATAGCAGCTTATTCAAGTATTGGAACAGCTTCAGAAGATTTGAAAAATGCCAATGCTGTTATGCAGGTATTAACTGCAGGTACAGGGGATGCATCAGCTTCTGTTACTGTTCTTGAAAGTATTATGAGTGATTTAACTAATCCAGAAATACAAGAAAAATTACAAAATCTAGGAAATATTATAGGAGCAGACTTTTCTGTTAGAGATAGTGAGGGAAATTTTAAAGATTTGCATGAAATAATTATGAAAATAGTAAATGCAAAAGATAAAATGGGCGGTAATTTTGATATGCTATCAGATGTTTTTGGATCGGATTTATCAAGAGAAGCCATAAAGCATTTTGATAATTATGATGAGATATTGGAAAAAGTTTTAGATGTTTCTAATGCTCAGGGACAAGTAAATGCATCTGCAATGGAAAATGCACAAAGTTTGGCAGCTAATATACAAAACTTGCAGACAGCTTTTGATTCTTTTGCCAATAAAAATGTAGCACCATATTTAGAAAAAGTTACAGGAATATTAAATGATTTTGCTAAAAATCCTGAAAGATTTGATGCCGTATTCAAAGTTATAGCAGCTGGATTTGGAATATTTATGACAGCAAAATTGGTATCAGGGGTTGCTAATACAATTAGTTCAATAAACAGTTTGAAAAATATGGCAAAAGGCAATATATCATCTACGCTGCAAGCGGACAGTCGTCATATACAAGGAACAGGAACTCCTATTCCTGTTTTTGTTACAAATATGGGACAGTTTTTTTCAAATGGAAATAATTCTAACACATTCAATGTAGGTCAATCATCTTCAAATATACCAAATATCAATAATGGAAAAATGACTTGGAAAAGTTTAGGAAAAACAGCAGGTGCTATGGGTGCTGCTGTTACTGCTATACCAATGGCTATAAGCGGATTTATGGCTGCTAATGATCCTTCACTTTCAAAAAAAGAACAAAATAAAATGAAAGGTGAGGCTGTTGGAGGAGCCGTTGGAAGTATTGCGGGTACAGCTATAGGAACTAGTGCTGGAGCTGCTACTTCCGCTGCTATAGGTTCAGTTGTTCCTGGACTTGGCACAGCTATAGGGGCTTTAGTAGGTGCTGGTGTTGGTATTGCGGGAGGATATTTAGGAAGCAAACTTGGCGGAAAAATTGGAGAAAGTTTGACTAAAGAAGATACTTTAGAAAAAACTATTACTGCTAATAATATACAAAATAACAATGCTCAGGTTGAAATGAAAGGAGCTGCTAATATTGGAGTAGATATAAAATTGACAGATGAAAGAACTTATTATAAAGCTACTCCATACAATAATAACATACCAAATATAAATATACAAACAGGAAATATTGAAGAAATAAGAAATTATTCTTCTTAAATAACTAAAACATAAAAAATCCACTGTTAATAGGATAAAAATGGGTAATAGTAGTAATTTTCAATATCCTAGCTCTTCATCTTGGAGAGAGGCTTATGATATACAAAGCCTTGTAAAATATGAAGCTCCTAATATGGAAGCTGTTTATTTCTTATATGATAATATAAATATTTCAGGCGGACAGTCTTTAGATAATTCAAGTTATCCTAATTTTGGGTATTGGAGTAATACTTCAATTAATGAATCTGTTAATAAAATAAGAGTATCTGGCTTTTTAAGAGATGAAGAATATTTAAATAAAAAAATAGATTTAATAAATGCTTTTAAGATAAAAACAGATGATGAAAATCCAGCTTTTATTTTTTTACCTCTTTATCCCAGATTAAAAGTAACTTTAGAAAACTGGTCTATAGATGAAAAAGCAAATGAAAATGGTCAATGTAAAATAGAACTTAATTTTAATCTATGTGCTGATAGAAAAAATGATGAAAATTATAATTTTCTTAATATAGAAGATGCTAAAAACAATGTTCAGGAAATAGCTAATAAAAATCTTGAAAAGAAATTAGAGAATAATTTTAATTATGATACTTTTTTATCAGGTATAAATAATGTATCAAGTAAACTTTCAAATGTTATTGGAATGATACAAGGAAAAGCAGATTATATTAATGATATGGCAAGGGCTATAAATACAATATCTTCTACAATCGCTCAAGGAATTAGAACTCCTTCAGTTTTCGCTGATGCTTTACAGAATGTTGTATCTTCAATAGTTAATGGAATAATAGATATAAAACAGTCTGTAAATGAAACTGCTGAAAGCTCAAAATCATTCGCCGCAGGCGGCACGCAAGGTGGGCAGACGCCACAGTCGTCAATTAACAGCATACTTCCAATAGAAAATGCAAAAAATAATGAAAAAAAAGTTTTACTTCAGTTTCTTAATTTTTATAATTATGATACTACAAAAGATACAATTTCTTTTAATGAAATGAATACTGCAAAAGAAAGTGATAATTTTATTAAAATAATTGCAGTTACTGCTGTTGCTAGTATTATAATTCAAATAGATGATAGTAAGGAAAAAATAAAAAATTATTTAGAACTATATGACAAATTAAATGATTCTATAAATAAAGATGATTATGAACTTAATAATGCTTTAATAGACTTAAAAATATCTGTTATAGAAGAATTGAAAATAAAAGAATTAAAGAAATTAAGAAAAATTAAGTTCAATAAGAATATGACATTATTAAATGCAGAGCATTTTTTGAACTCATACAATTTGAGAGATTTTAATTTTATAGAAGATAGTTTTGTACTTCCTAAAGAAATATTTTATGTTTAAATAGGAGTATTATTAAAATGCATATTAAAGTTTATGCTGGAAAAAGCAAGAGATTAATTAATTATAATTCAATTATTATAAAAAAGAGTATTGATGAAATATGTAATACTGCTGATATAGTATGTCCTTTAAGCGAATTAAAAAAAGTAGAAAAGCATGACAGGATAATAATAAAGGCTCTTATGTGGAATAATGAGGAGAGAAATGTAACAACTACTTTAGTTGATGATATTAGTGCAGTATTAAATAATAATCAAAAGCAGATGACTATACATTCACGTTCTTATGCAAGAGATATAATAGATTCTACAGATTCAGGAAGAATTGAAGGCGGTACATTAGTAGAGGTAGTAAGAAAAATAGCACAAAAATATAATTCTAATATAGTAGTATCACATTACCCTACAAACAAAGATAATTCACCTCCTATAGCATCTTTTACATGGGAAAATGAAAGTGTTTGGCAGAAACTGCTTACTATAGCAGAAAATAATGGCTATGCAATAGCTTCAAATCAAGCGTCTAATCTATATGTATGGGCTAGAAATACATATTTGGCAAATAATGCAAATCATAAAATCATAGAAGGAAAAAATATAAAATCAGCATCTTTAAATAAGAGAGGATATGAGCAGTTTAATTGCTATAGAATAAAAGGAAATTATGGAATAGGAGAAAAGTTTGATTATAAATGCGATACAAAAAGGGTATTTACACTATTTTTTACAGATGAAAATATATCTCAAAAAGAACTTTTAAATAGAGCTGAATCAGAATTAAAAAGAAGAAAATCAGATGAATTAAATATTAATATGTATGGTTGGGGATTATCATATGAGGAAATAGAAAATAAAAAAATAAAAAATAATGATAAGATAGAAGTATTTTATGAGCCTAAGCAAAAAATAAAAGTTAATATTCCTTCTTTTGGAATAGATGACTATAAAGTAATTAAAAGTGTTGAGCTTGTTCTTAATAATGAAGAGTTTTCATCTAATATAATTTTAGTAGATGAAGGAGCTGTATAAAATATGTCTTTGCCTAATCTTATTTCATCTATATCTTCTAAAATAGCAAATATGATAACTATTTCAAAATTTATAAAAAGAAATAATGATGATACTATTCAAGTAAAATCTTCTTATGATAAAACAATAGAAAAAAAAGAATTATTTCCTTATGGATTTATTGCAAAAGCTAAAGAAGGAGAAGTAATTATTTTATCTAAAGGCGGTAATTTTGACAGCTCTCAAATATTGCCTATTTTATCTAGTGATAAAGCTCCTGAAATTAAAGAAGGAGATACATGTATATATAATGAAAAAATATCAATAATTATAAATGAGGATATGATAAAAATAGGAGGAGATGATTTCGGCGGACTTATAAAAATAGAAGAATTAAAAAAAGAATTGGAAAAAAATAATCAAATACTTCAAGCTATATTAAATATATGTTTAGGAGCTCCTATACCAGAAGCTGGAAATGGAGCAAACTCTGCTTTTCAGCTTGCTTTAAGTACTGCTTTAGCTGGAAAGACAATTGCTAATTTTAGTAGTATAGAAAATACAAAAATAGTGCATGGAGCCAATAATTGAAATGTTAGAAATAGATCTAAACAAATATAATAATATAGAATATCTTGTTTCTATGAGCATTTATTCAAATAAAAATAAATGGTGGGCAGACAATGATTTTGGCAGCGATTTATTTGCAAAAAAAAATAAATTAAGCAAAGAAACTCAAAATGAAGTAAAAAGAATAATAACTGATTCTCTTGAATGGATAGTTGAAGACGGACTTGCAAAAGATATAGAAGTTGATACTGAAATAGAAAATAAAAGCAGATTAAATTATTCTGTTTTAGTCAGAAAGCCTGATAATAATACAGAAATTATAAAAGGAGTGTGGGATAATGAATGAATCTTTAGAGCAATTAAAATTAAAAATATTAAATCAATATTACAGTGAATTAAATCCTCTTGAAAATACTCCTAAATATAATTTAGTAAAAGTAATAGCAAATGTAGAAGCTGGTATTCAATATTCCCTTTTAGGTGATATAGAGTTTTTAAAAAAACAAATATTTCCTGATACAGCAGAAAAGGATTTTTTAAGAGCTCATTGGGCTGACAGAGTACCGCCTCTATATGCTGAGGTGGCGAGCGGAAGTATTTTGGTAAAAGGTATTGCTGGTGTTTCAATTCCTTCAGGCTCAGTATTTAGATCTGAACAAGGTAATAATTATTTTATGACAAAAACGTACATCATAGCAGAAAATGGAAGTGTAGAAATAGAAGTTCAGGCTGAAAATGCAGGTACCAGCTACAATTTAAAATCAGAATCTAAATTAAAATTAGCTTCTAATTTAATAGCAAATGTAGAAAGTGAAGCTGTTGTTCAAAGAGATATAGCAGGAGGAACAGATGGAGAAACAGATGAGGCTTATTTAATTAGAGTATTAAATTATATAAAAGGAAACAGTAATGGAGGAAATGGAGATTTTGCTGATGAAGCATTGAACTCATCATCAGAAGTAAGCAAAGCATTTGAGTTTAGAAATTTTAATGTATTTGGTGCTTTGCTTGTAGTTGTAATAGGAGGAAATGCAGATACTGGCTTTATGAAAGTATCAAACATAGATAAAGTTCAAGAGCATATAGAAAAAAAATATCCATATACAATATTTACAGTAAAAACTCCAGAAATTATAACTGTAAATATAACTATAGAATTAAAAAGAGAAGAAGATACTGTAGGAATTAGAGAAATGATTACATCTACTATTAAAGAATATTTTAATAAAAGAGTAAAGCCTGATATGGAAATAAAAGAAGCATTAATCAAAAATCTTATAGTTGATGATATTAATGTTACAGAAGCTAATGTTGAAATAGAAGGAGGAGATAAATACTATAATCAATTAGAATATGCTGTTTTAGGAACTATAACATGGAACTAAATATTAAAGATGAAAAAACTTATTTTGAAGCTGTAAAAAGTCTTTATCCTGAAGGGGTATTTTTTGAAAGTCAGTTTGAAAATGAAAACTCTGATATGTCTAAATTAGCAAAACTTCAGGCTGATATGATAAAAAAAATAAAATTAGAATTAAAGAAATTATGGCTTGAAGCCAGGCTTGAAACTTGTACAGAAGATACGATAGAAGATTATGAAAGAATACACTCTAAGGAAATAAGAAATGGTTTAAGTTTAGAAAAAAGAAAATTACTTATTTTGCAAAATGATTTGCTTGTTTCTCAAAACCCAAAAGATACTATTAACAATCTTATAAAAAATGATTATCAAACAGAAATATTAAATATTAATGCTAATCATAAAATATCTGTATTCGGACATGCATCTTTTGGTCATACAAGACTTTATAATTATAGAGCATTTTGTTCAGTAATAATAAAATTAAAAAAGATAGAAGATTCAAATAAAAAAATAGAATTAGAAGAGTTTTTAATAAATTTATTTGATGCAAATAAAATAATATTTTTTGATTATGTATAAAGGAGTTAATTTTTATGTCATTATATCCTAAAGACCAAGAAATCACAGTTTTTGGAGAAAATATAAAATATCCGAATATGGGAGAAGATGGAAAGTTTACAAATGGAAGTTTTTCTGACCCTAAAATTAAGCCTTCTTTTATTCCAGCTGAAACTATAAACCTTATTTTGGATAATTTGGAAAATGTTATAAAAGAAGCTGGTATTGAAAGTAATAATCAAGATACAAATCAATTGATAAATGCTGTAAAAAAACTTGCTGGAGATAATGTCAGTAAATTTAAATATAAATTAGAAGAATTTGATACTGGTAAAATTTGGATAGATGACAGAATTATATACGGCAGAGTATTTGTAATAGAAAATTTAAATACTCAGCATTTTCCTATAGAGATTCATACATTTGATGATATAGATAAAATGATAGACTATAAAATAATAGGTGTTTATAATTATGATGTTGTAAAACAGCTATTCAAAGATTATTTAATAGGTAAAGATAAAATGCCTGCTATTTTAGCTTTATATATAGAAAACAACATTTTATATTTTCATTGTTTAACAAATCCAGATCTAATTATAAATAATAATGACAATAAATTAGAAATATATATAGAATATATAAAAAATAATAAAACTTTACTTATTATAAATCCATTATCTTTAGATTTATATGAAGATATAGACAGGATATCAGAATTGCAGGTAAATACAGATGCTGAAACTTTTGAAGCTAGAATAGAAAATCAAGAAATAGCTTCATTAATTATAGAAGAAAATAAATTAAGAGTTGTACAAAAAAAGATAGGAAGTTCAAATATAATAATAGAAGCTCATGCATCTGGAAGAGAAAAAGCAAGCGTAACTATACCAATACAGATAAAAGAAAGACCAATTACAACTTTAACTTTATCATCTCAAAGCGGTGAAGTTAAGCAAGATGAAACTATTTCAATTACTGCTGATACTAATGCTGATAGTATAGAAGCTCAAATAAATAATTCTAATGCTCAAATAAGTGTATCTGGAAAAACTATTAATATTATTGGTAAAAATGTAGGTTCTTCAATTATTACAGTAAAAGCACAGATACCAAACTCTTTGGAAGTTAGTAAAAATTATAATTTAAATATTTTAGAAAATATATATTATAATTCGTTAATATATGGCAAAATAACTTCAAATTCAGCGTCATGGGGATACAATATATTAACAATTAATTGGACAAATAATAATTGGGATTGGAATTCTGGAAGAAATAATGTAGTAATTAAAACATATAATAGTAATAATCTTTTACAAACTATAAAATGTAATTATTATATTAGCTATTTTTCTCCAAATGTACAAAGTTCTAATGCATATTTTAAAAAAGATGGCGAAAAATTATTAGCATATCAATCAAGACTTAATAATGTCGAATCTATTACTGATATAGTAATATTTTCAGCATAATAAGTACTAATAGCCACTATTTTTATGGCTAGTTTTTTTGAATACCTTTTATTTTGGGATAGCATTTTGTTTTGGGCATTATTTAGTATCGTAATATATACTTTTTTATAATTAGCTCCGTTTTCTAATTTGTATAAATCTTCTAAAACGTTGCCTTGAATAGTTTGAGGTTTATACACAGTTTTATAAACCTCTAAAAATTTCTTATTTCTTACTTCCAATGATAAGTGAGGTGTTTTATTTTCTATAATCTCTTCTTCTTTAATATATTTAATATCTGGAGCTAAAATTATATTAGAACAGCTTAAAATAAAAATAACAATAATAATAAAAATGATTTAATATACATATATGCTTATATTAGCATGATGTAAATTCAAGTCAAGGCAAAAAGGCTATATTTAACTTGATTTAAAAAATATTTATTTATTATAAATAATGTTAATAATAAAATGGAGCTATTTTTTATGGAAAACTATACAAATCTAAAATGGCAATCAATAGATGAATATAAATCTATAAGTTTTATATGTTGGAATTGTGGAGAAAATATTGCATCAGAAAAAGCATATGGAGCAACATATTATTCTACAGGTTACAAAAAAAATTTTTATATAGGATTAGTTTATATATGTCATAAATGTAATGCTCCAAACATATTTAATAGAGATGGAGATCCTATAATAAAACCTCCTTATGGTAAGAATATTGATAAATTACCAAATGAAATAAGAGAAGCGTATAATGAAGCTAGAAAATGTATGCAAGTTGGAGCATATACTGCTGCTAGTATGATTTTAAGAAAAATATTAATGAATGTAGCTGTTTCTGAAGGAAAAGAAGAAGGTGATACATTCAAAAATTATATAGATTATTTAGACAATGAAGGTATCATACATAAAAAACAAAAAGGTCTTATAAATAAAGTTAGAGAAATAGGAAATGAAGCTAATCATGAGATTAAATCTGTATCTGAAGAAGATGCTCAATATATATTTAAATTAATTGAGCATCTATTGTTAAATAATTATGAATTTATAGATAATGATAACTCCCCAAATTAA